ATTAATTTCTTGCCCATTAATGTTTCATGTAATTCTGCCATAATAATTATTTTTATTTTTGAGGTATATCTTCATACCAAATCTGAGCTGTATGAATGTCTTCTGCTGTTTCAGCACTGAAACAATCTATAACCACTCCTAATTCATCATCTGTTTGATTAATACATATATCAAGTTTTCCAACTCTCACATATATCTTGCCATCTTCAGGCATAGCTGCAGCAAACATCTTGTCATCTACAGTAATTTCAAAAGGTATGTATGCCATGTCTATTTAATTTTTTCATTTTGGGTCTTGATATTGTGACAGCCCTCACAAAGAACTTGTAGGTTATCTACTTCACAAAATAATCTTTCTACAAAAGCAGGTAGGTCATTAGCATTTCTTAATGTACCTGCAGGAACTATATGGTCCACATTAATTTGTTTATCAGGAAACCATTTACTACAATGATTACACTGGTATTCAAACTTCTGTCTTTTATTAGGACCTTTATATACTCTTTTGGCATTAGCTTTGCATTCAGCAATAGGTTTCCACCATCTTGACTTCTGTCTTAATGCACTTCTTATGAAGCTCCAGAAAGCACTTTCAGTCATGGTGCCGGAGTTTCTAGTTTTAGGTGCTGCACCTTTTCTAGGTTTTGCTGTTTTCTTTTTAACTGCCATACTACAAAGTTAAGAATTCTTTTCTAATATTGGAACGTTGCTCAACATTGGAATTAATTTCACTTTAACTTTATCCACACCATGTTCTTTTATAGAATCACTAATATCTTTACTCATTGTTAAGAGTATAGGAGTGAAACCATATTGATCACGGTATTTTTTCATGGCTGCTATGCCGGCATCATCATTATCCAACATTACTGAGATGTAAGAATACTTCTTAATAAGTTCTTTCATCTTTTCTTTTGGGATCATTGTGTTCTCACTATCAGGAGCAACTGTGTCAACTTTTAATCCAAGACTCTTCAAAGACAGTATATCTTTAAGACTGCTTGTAATAACTAAATGATTGTGACCTGCAAGTTGATCAGAACCCTGTATATAATCTGTAACCTTTATGAACTTTTTCTTTTGCACTTTAGGTTGATAGATTTTATATAATGTGCCGTCCTTTTTGTAATAACCATATATGTGGTCCCCGGAAATAACTAGCTCATCCACTGCACCATTTTCGTCCGTTTTACTTAGTGTATAAGAATCTAATGGACAGATATAGTGGGAGTTTAAAAGCTTTGTACCAATATTAAATTGGGTCCAGAAATATTGATCTTTAGTATTCCAATTTCTTATTTCAGAACTTATCACTTTATATTTAGAATGCTGCTTGAATTCTTCTACATCATAGCTACCATTATTGTGTAATGTATACTCATTATAGTCAGCTACAATCTTTCTAGCAGCATCTTTAAAGTCAAGTTTAAATATTTCTTTTACCAAGTCTACACAGGATCCCTGTTTACCAGTTGAGAAATCTTTGAACTTATACTTACCAGTACCTCTATGTAAATAAACACACATACTAGGAGTTTTCTCCTTAGGATTAAAAACACTTTTAAGTTTTACATCCTGCCCGGTTAGTTTTTCAGATAGTTTGCAATAATGTTGAAACACCCAGGTTTCTGGTACAGTTTTATAATCATTTACCAAATATTTAGTGGATAGCATGACCATTAAATTTTTAAGATAAAAATAGGGGAGATGATATATCCCCCCTTATCTTTATAAGATTATAAATTAGAATTCAAAATCACTGTTGCCTTCTGGTTCAAAGTCACTTACAGTTTCTACTGCTTTCTTTTTCTCAGCAACTAAATGTTCTGACTCATCAAATTCAACTACATTGTCTGCATGGTCAATGTCAGCAAATGCATATTTCTTATTTTTAGATTTAACTAAATGTAAGTCATATTTAGTATAACCATTTTTATCAGTATATGCTCTACCACCTAAACATAAGTATAAGTAACCTGCTTCACTGTCAGTTAAAATAACTTTTGCTTTTGCTACAAAATCTTCAATAGTATCAGCAGTGATGCTGTCTAATTGCTCACTTAATCCTAAAGACTTTGCAATAGCTGCTAAGCTTCTTAAGATGTTTTGGTCACGGTTAATAACTATACCTGAAGGTAATGTTTTATCCTCAAAAGCATATTGAGAATATTTTACTCTACCAATTTGACCTTGGAATCTTCCTTTAGATTGGTCATCTTTATCAATAAAAAATCCTTCAAAATCACTTCCTATTGGAGCTGATTCTAAAGATAATACTAAATGATAAGAATCTGCATTGAATCCGGGAGTTAATTGGATGTCATAAATGCGGGCAGTGATGTTACCTGGGTATAAAGTTTTACTTACTTTACTTTCTGTTTTGATGTTCTTAGTACTTAAAGACATGATTTCTGTTTTTATTAGGTTAATTAATTTTCATAGTTTAATATTGCTTCTCTTACAAGTTGCAAGTCATTTGGAATAGCTGGTTCAGCAAACATTCCTTTAGGTGATTTACATGTATTGTCACCTGAGTTTACAGTTTCAAATACATAAGAGATAACACCGTCTTTATCTTTTTTCACTTTACCAAATAGTACAACGGTGAATAAGCCTTCCAAAGTTAGCTTCTCATCAACCATTTTACCAATAGTTTTAGCTTTATATTTCTTTCTACCTTCAATATCAGTACCTTCCTCAACATGAGTTAGATAGAATACCATCAAATCTTCTCTCAAAGATAAAGGAAGTTTTGATATTCTAGCCAATGCGGCACCAATTTGTGTAAATTTTTCAAAACCTTTCTCATCTGATCTATCAAAGAACTCAAATGAAGACATGTATTGAAAGTCATCCACTACAATATTTTTGATTTCAGGTCTTTTCTCAGATACATATTTCAAACAAGCCTCAATTTGTTTGTGGTTTGCTGACATGTACATGTTACCATCTGGATTTTCTTTAGACCAGATAGTATATTTTGATTTCCAACCTTTGAATGGTAATGCTTTACCACTAATATTTATAATAAATGTTTCTTTTGGGTCCAGGTTTTCTATAGATGTACTCTTACCTGAACCAGATTCTGCAATTACAAGAATGCCTTGTGCCATGTTACTTAGATTTTTTAGCTGATTCAATATTTGTTTTTCTTATAAGATCATTTAACCACTGCTTATCTGAAACAGGTAGTCTCCACTCAATGGCACAATGATCCTTCATTGTCATTTTACTCATTGGAGCATCTTTAGGCTCGGGACTGTCTTCTTCATCCATTTCAAATGGAGGTTTTTCATCAAGAACGGTATAGTCAGAAGTAGCTGTGGACTTAAGAGCTAAGGAAGTCAAATTGATCTCTTCTAATTCTTCTATCGGTACAAACCATCTGTCATAAGTTTCCTCAGACTTCTTGTAATACTCATTCAAATAATCTGGATTACCTTTCAATCTATACAATGATCTCTTTTCAGGATCAAGTGGATTGTAAAAGTTATCCGTTAGTTCTGTAAAAAAGTTTTCTGCCGTTAATTCTTTCTCATACAAAGAAATGTAAAGGCCGTCTTTCCATTTGAAAGCTGCTTTAGGATAGAAATAAGGATTAGATATTCCTAACATTTCAAATGCTAGTGAATGGTTAGCTCTCATTTCTTCCACAATCAACTTTCTTTCTTCCGTTGATGGTCTTTGTGTAAGCAAAGGTTTCTTTTCAGCAACCGTACTCTTCTTACCAATTGACCTAGTGCTTAAAGCCATGTTTTAAGGTTTAGTGGATAATACTTGTTTTTTGGCTGATCCAAATGCCGGTGCTGCTCCCTCTTTAACTTCAAAATGCTTAAGGTCTTGATCAAACAAAAGCATGCACTGCTCACCGTAACGGTTCTTGATAAGATGGAAAACCATCATACCATTGTGCACTTTAAGTTTTTCTGGACCATACTGTGATATTCCAAGAACGTCAGGTCTGTTCATTGCAATAGTTACATCAGCATTTTGCATGAGGGCATCAGCTCCAAAGATATCAGATGCCGTAGGATAGTTCCCAACTACCCCATTTTCTTTTCTTTTTGGGTCTTCAATTGTCCTATTCATTTGTGATAGGATTATATACATGCTATCTGGAATTCTTTTCTTCAGATAGACAAGCTCTGTAGAAAGAGCATACAAAGTATCTATTTGACTTTGTTCATCTGTACTTCTTTTAGTTAGTACAGAGTGGTCAATAGTTACAATGATGGGTTTTTTTACAGCTTGGTAGAACTTAATAACTTCTTTACGGAAATCCGTAGCTGTTAATGGATCTGTAACATAGTAAATGTCATCATTCTTTCTAGCTTCATGATACTTCTGGATATTATCCATGTCTTGCTGACTCAGATAAGTTCCAGGTTTTGCACTAAATAGTTGAGCCATTTCCATGTTCATTGGTTTTGTAAGTTCTCTGGCACCAATTGACCTGTCACTCATTTCAAATTGAAAGTTCAGAATAGCAAAGTCCTGGTCAGGGTTATTATAATGGGCATAGTTAGTTATTTGTGAAACTACAGCGGTCTTACCAGTGCCGGGTCTACCAGCAATTACATAAACACCACCCCATTCCAGTCCATCTAACATAACACCATTAAGTTTGGCCCAAGGAGTTTTAATGGATCTGATCAAACCGTGTTTTCTCTTGTTAATATAACTAAGAGTTTCTTTACGGATCTCAGAAACATGCCTCCATTTAGGAGCTTGTTGTGGGTTAGGACTTTGTTGTTGTGTACTCATTCTTTAATTTGTTGCTAAATTATTAGCGGGTCTACAAAGATACAACCTGACATGCAAATAAGCAAGTTTTTTCTAAGATATTTTATACATTTGTACATCACTCTCATTATCACTTGCATCATCTCCATTCTGGATTCTTTCTATATATTCCAGGATGGTATAGTTATTCACTCCAGCTTTTTGTACCATAATAAAATTGGAGGCTTTCATGGTGTACTTCTCTTCTACTATCTCAGATAGATAGAGGTCCGTAGCACTTTGTATAGTTGGCCAGTCCAGGCCGGGATTCATATAAAACAACTTTGCAAATTTCTCACTCACCTCTGCAATAGTTGCTTTTTTCATTTTGGGAAACTTGTTCCTGTAAGTAGCAATCTCAGTAAGATATTCTTCCCCGAGCAGGTTGGTGCTGACATTAGGCTTTGTTTTTCTATACAAAGCATCTAATGCACTTAGCACTTCTTCCCCTCTTTTGGTAACCTTATTGTCTTCAGTTAACATATTCATAGCTTTTAGCATAACTATGTCTCCTTTTACAACAGTACCGGATAGAATATTAAATGTAACATTGTTACTAAAGCAATACAGTATGTAATGCTGATTGGGAGTTATCCCACTTTTCTTTAACTGAGTGTAATAATGCAAACTCATCTCCGTAGTTTTTTACTAGATCATAAATAATATTATCATAAATACTGATAAAGATAGGGTCAGTTGCAAGAAGATCAGTGGCAGTTCTAACTGAATGAATAACAGTTGTATGATCACGGTTTCCTAACTTTTCCCCAATAGGATTAAGATTATATCCTTGTCTTTTAGCAATATAACAAAATATTTGTCTTAACATGACAATTTCTCTGTATCTATGCTTAGACTCAAGACTACAACCCATGTTTTTAAACTTTTCAGGAATGTGACTATCAACAATCTTTTTAATATTATCCAAACTTAATGCATTTTGTACAATTTTGTCTTTTTCTCTGTTTATAATAACAACAGGCCTAAAGCCCACTTTATCATAAAAATTTTGCTGGAATTCATCTACCA